TGATACCGTATTATCCCCAGATGGTACTGGATACCAATGCGGTTCTCCCATGGAAACTACAGTTGGAGAAGTTAACGATAAAAATGTAACTGCAAATGGTATTCTTATCGTAGTTGCAGGAAATCTTATTACTCCACATCCAAAAAGCGGATGCTCGGTAGATGAATCAACATTATCTTCGTTTTCGTCAACAGTTACTATTGGTGGTAAAGGTGTTGGTAGGATAGGAGATAGTTACGGAAATAACGTAATTACTCAGGGATCTGCAAACGTATTTGCAGCATAATTACTAAATAATAATATGGCACACAATTCCCGAACATTTGTTGATATAGATTTGAACTTTTTGGCTCATCCTGTTACCAAAGACGTGACAGTTAAAACTAATGAGCAAGCTGTTAAATCCTCAATCCGTAATCTGATTCTAACATCAAATTACGAAAAACCATTTCACCCAGAGATTGGTTCACAGATAAATTCGCTTTTGTTTGAACCAGCAACTCCCATGCTCCCTATCATGCTTAAGAAAGCGATAGAGTTTACAATTTATAATTTTGAGCCAAGAGTTAATCTTATAGATGTACAAGCTGTTGTATCTGAAGATGAAAATACTGTCAATGTAACTGTGCAGTTTGTAATAATTAATACGAGTACCCCAGTGGCACTTGATCTAATACTTTATAGAACGAGATAAGATATGGCTATAGATAGCAAAAGAATTCAGGTCAGCGAATTAGATTTTGACCAAATTAAAAGTAATCTAAAGAATTTCTTAAAGGGACAAAGTCAATTTTCTGACTATAACTTTGAGGGTTCGGGATTGTCTGTACTGCTAGATGTCCTTGCATATAATACTCACTATAATGCATTGTATACAAACTTAGCTGTAAACGAAATGTTTTTGGATTCAGCAAGTAAACGTGCAAGCGTAGTATCTCTTGCTAAAACTTTGGGTTATACTCCATCTTCAGTTAGATCTGCTAGAGCGATTGTTAATATGGCGATAAGTAATCCAAATCAATCTCCATCTACATTAACATTACCACAATATAGTCCATTCAGTACTGTTATTGGTAATTTAAATTACACATTCTATACTATATCTGAGTATACAATTATTCCTGTAAATGGTACATATACCTTCACCAATGTAGAGTTGATTGAAGGAAATCCACTTTCGTTTTATTATACTGTTGCTGATGGTCAGCAATATATTATTCCAAATCAATACGCTGATATTTCAACTCTGAGAGTACGTGTTCAAGAGTCTTCAATCTCAGATACTTTCACTACCTTTACTCCAGCAACTTCTTTAGTTCAATTAGCATCGGATAGTAATGTTTACTTTATTAAAGAAATTGAAGGTGGGTTATATGAACTAATTTTTGGAGATTCAATTATATCAAGTGGTCTAACAAATGGTAACATCGTTCACTTAGACTATTTTGTTTCTGGTGGAGAAGTTGGAAATGGTGCACGTGAGTTTAGATATAATGGTATATCTTTAATTGGTGGAAGTCCAATAATTACTACTACTGATATTGGTGCGGGTGGTGTTGATATTGAATCTATTGATAGTATTAAATATAATGCTCCAAGATTATACGCTGCTCAAAATAGAGCAGTAACCCCAGATGATTATAAGGCACTGATTTATGCTGGTTATAATTACATTCAATCAGTTTCCGTATGGGGTGGCGAGGACAATACACCACCAGTTTATGGTAAAACATATATTTGCGCAAAACCATATAACGCAAATAAATTAACTCAACAACAAAAAACTGATATCTTGACAACATTACTTGCATCTAGAAGTGTAGTATCTATTACACCAGAGATTGTTGATCCAGAATTCCTCAATATTGCGTTAGAAGTAACTGTTTACTTCAACGATAGAAAAACTATTAGAACTGCATCTGAAATTGCTTCAATTGTTACAGATACTATATTGGCTTATGACGATTCCAAACTTCAAAGATTTGATGGAGTGTTCCGATTCTCTGAACTTAGTCGTTTAATTGATACTTCAGAAAAGGCAATTGTAAGTAACATAACAACGGTATTGATGCGTAGAAAAGTATCACCACGTTACAATGTGTCAGCTGAGTATACATTGAACATGATTAACCCAGTTTATTCTGCTGGTGTGCCTGAAGAAGCTGTTTCTTCAACAGGATTTTATATTTACGGTAGTGAAGAGATTCATTATCTTGAAGATGATGGTTTAGGAAATATTAGACTTTATTATAATGTTGCATCGAATAGTGCAACTGGAAGTACAAGATTTATTGTCAATCCATCAATTGGGACTATTGACTATGCTAATGGATTATTAAATATTAAGAACTTGAATATTACTGGATTGGCTGATGTTGATTGGGAAATTACGTTTAAACCACAATCAAACGATATCGTTTCTGCTTATACTCAAATTGCTGAAATTGCACGTGATCATTTAACTGTTATTGCTATTGTTGATAAAACTGCAAATGGTGATCTGCGTGGTGGAAAGAATTATAAATTCACTTCTAGTAGAAACTAATGATTACCAGACCAAAGATCTCATCAGTTCTCCCTTCTCAGGTTCCTGAGTTTGTAAGGGAAGACTATGGAACATTCATTGAATTCATAAAAGCATATTATGAGTTTTTGGATCAGAATTACGATTCTCAATTTACAACACTAAGAGATTTAGATAAAACTCTTGACTCATTTATTGAACATTTCAAGAATGAGGTTGCGCATAATATTCCGTATACTGTTGTCAATGAAAGATTCTTATTAAGTAAGATGAAGGATCAGTACCTAGCAAAAGGTTCTGAAGCATCATTCAAACTTCTTTTTAAAATTTTATTCAATAAAGAAGTTGTAGTTGACTATCCTTCCAGACAAATTCTTCGTGCATCTGACGGTAAGTGGAATCAAGACGTTTCTGTATTTGTATATGTCAATGCTGGTAGTCCAGAAGATGTTGTTGGTAAGATTGTTGATGTTGTTACTGCAACAAAGATTCTTCGCATTCAGGTTGATAAAAGACAATATGTTGAAATTGAGGTAGAGAATTCAGTTCAGATATCTGAACATATATACGAATTGTTTATAGATCGTAGATTCTTTGGTAATATTACCATTGGCGATAAACTTCGTTATAGTAACATATTTGATGCCACAGTATTGGCAACTACATCAAAGGTTGAGATTCAGCGTGCTGGTAAGAAATTTAAAGTTGGTGAATTATATGAAGTTAGAAATGGTCAGGGTGCTGGTTCTGTATTAAAGGTTACTCGTGTAAATGATACTGGTGGTATTGAATCACTTGAGTTTGTTAAGTATGGAATTGGATACACCACAGACTTTACTGCAACATTATTACCATATGGTGGTGTTTCTGCAACAAGTGCTGGTGCTACTGGTTTAGTTATTTCTGGATCATCACCAAGCACAGCAATTGCATTCTCAGAAACTTTAAATGGTTTCTTTGAGCAGGGTACTATCAACACCACAAACTATAACGTAACATCATATTGGGATGGCACTTATGTAGGTGAAACTGTTCGTGAATTCTTCGTTGATAACAAGTATACAATTTTAGATGCAGATGAACCTGCAGTTATTAAAATTACATTAAACTCTCTGGCAAAATATCCAGGATACTATACAACGAATGATGGGTTCTTAGATGATGCTATCTTTATTCAAGATAGTCGTTACTATCAGGCATTTGCCTATGTTCTTAAAATTGATGAGCGTCTAGATGTATATCGTTCTGCAGTAAAAACATTGCTACACCCAGCTGGTATGGCATTGTTTGGTGAGTTTGATATTCGAAATGAATTTGATACTGGAACTTCATTAGAATTTGCATTGAAGTATTTGATACTTGCTGTTCAAGATGAACTTCAAACTGAAGATGCTATTTCTACAAAGGGAGTTGCTAAAGCAATCGCTACTCACTTTTTAAATGATGGTACTACAGCTGATACTAATTTAGTCACACCAACTTCAGAAGTGGGAACTGGTAGTGCTAGGACAGTACCATTTCTAGTTACCACAAAGGCTATTGCTACACATTATTTAAATGATGGTACTACAGCAGATACTAGTTCAGTAACAATGAGTTCTGAAACTGGAACTAACAGCACTAGAACAGTACCATTTTTCGCAACAACTAAAGGTCTTGCCACTCACTTTTTAAATGATGGTACTACAGCAGATACTAGTTCAGCTACTCCATCAGAAGCAACTATATCTTATGATTATGGTTCATTAACTAGAAATGGTATTAGTTTATTAAATACAACTAAGATTTTAAACTCTCAAGTATATAATCATTATTTGTATGGTGGAGTAACATTAGATAATGATTTATTTGCGTTAAGTGATACAACTGGAACTGGTAGCACAAGAACTGTTCCTTATGCAGATATATCTAAGGCTATTGCTACAAACTTGTTAAATGATGGAATAACAGCTGATAGTAATACTGTTACAATGAGTTCTGAAACTGGTACTAATAGCACTAGAACTGTTCCCTTTGTTGTCCTAAATAAATCATTGGCTACCCATTATTTAAATGATGGGACAACAGCAGATACGAGTTCAGTTACAGCAACTGGTAGTGGTGGTGGGATTTGGTTAAATGCATATACTGACCCATATCCAATTAGCAGTTCATATTTTGCAAATGATAGTGGAAACTATACAACAGGTGAATCCACCTTCACGGGATAATTAATAAAAGGAGAATTTTATGAATTTACAAGAAA